CGGCCGCGCGCATCAGCCTGCAGGCCGCCGACTGGCCGCTGGAAGCCGTGACCATCCTCGCCGCTCGCATCGAATGGTTCATCGACCCGACCGACTGGACCACCGTCAACGACACCAGCAGACGCATCCCCGGCTACTACCAGATCCTCCAAGACCTCGGATATACGCCCGCCGACGACGAAACCAGCCACCTCGACCAGCTCATCGCAGCCATCACCGAAGCCGACTCCGACGAAAACGAAGAAGACGAGGAGAACAACCAATGACCAGGGAACAACTCGACAAACTCAGCCGCCTCCTCACCGACACCGCCCAGACCGCCAGCACAATCGAACTGCGAGCGCTCGCCGGTGGCAGGGCGGATGACGGCATCGTGGCGTTGGCGGCCGGGTTGAGGGCCAATTGCACTTCGTGTTTGGTGCTGGTTGACGGTCTGATGCAGGAGGGGGTGCGTTGTGAGTGAGTTTGCTGATTCGAAGCGTGCCGCTTTGGAGCGTCAGGGTTGGCATTGCCTGCGTTGCGGGACGAACATCCATGATCCGTCATGCTGGCCTGGACGCTCCGGCCATCACCGTCAACTGCGGCGGGCGGCGGATCCGGATGTGCGGCACAGTCCGGCCAACATCGTCGAGTTGTGCGGTTCGGGGACGACCGGCTGCCATGGGTGGGTCCACCAGCATGTGAAGGAGGCCGAACGCCTCGGGCTGATAGTCCCGTTCGGCATAGATCCTCTCTCCACCCCAGTGCGCGACTGGCAGGGGAGATGGCTCTGGCTCAACCAGGACGGCACGGCCACGCCATTGACCATGCGCGAAACATTGACAATTCAAACGGAAGGAATGACAAATGCACGAGAATAACGGCAAACCGGAGGCGCTGCTGTGGATCGACTTTGAGACCACAGGCGTGGACAGGCGCAAAAGCCTGCCATTGGAGATCGGTATGGAATGTACCGACATGCTGGGCGAACAAAAGTTCGGATCATTGTCCCGCATCATCCGCCCGGACAGACTCGACCTCCTGTCCATGAGCCCCGTCGCCTTCTCCATGCACACCGACAACGGCCTGCTGTTCGAACTCATGGGAGGCTCCGTGCGCAATGACAGCATGGTCGTCGTGGCCAACGCCGTGGAGGAATTCCTTGACTCGCTCTCCCAGCGCTTCTCCCTCGTCCCCGCGGGGACCAACGTGGACTTCGACCTTGACTTCCTCCGCCGACTCAACCTCAACCCTGACGTGTGGCTCACCTACCGCAAATACGACATGGCCACCATCCGCCGACTCGTCACCGTGCTCGGCGCCCCGGATCCATACCAGGGCGACAGCGGCCCGCACCGGGTGAAATCCTGCATCGCACGCGACATCAAAGACTACAAGGCCATGCTCGAGACACTCGCCGTCAAGACGGGAGACCACAAGTGAGAAAGACCATCAGCCACCTCGCCGACCGGCTCGGAGACGCCATGGCCACGCTGTTCACCCTCCTCGCGCTGCTGCTCATCCCGCACGCCGTCATCAGGGCGATCATCGGACAGGCGCTCCACCAGTGGACACCAATCACGTGGCTCGCCATCCACACCGCACTGACCATCGCGGCGCTCGCCACCAGCCTCGCCAGCTATGCGATCGCCGCACTGCTCGCACCGCCAAGACCGGAGACCTACCAATGACCGAAGACCAGCAAGACCAGCTCGTCATCAGCCTCGACACGCAATACGCCGTCGCGCACGCCATCTACAACCGATTCCACGCCAACGGCCACCGCAAACACCTCACGTGGGAAAACCTCGACGACGACGGCCGCGAACCATGGCGCCTGATAGCCAAGGACGCGATCACCGAGATGCTGGCCAGCCCGGAGATCGGAGGAACGGCATGAGCCACACCGCGATAATCCTCCTGGCGCTCGCCTTCCTGATCGGCTGGATGGGTGGCCGGGAATGAGCATCATCGTCCCATTGCACAAGTGGCGGTCGGCCGACCCGGCCATCCTGATCGGCCGCCGCTGCATCGCCCAAACCGACCAGGACGTCATCATCGACGGCCGGCTCGAACTCATCCGCCGGCCGGACGGCACCGCCAGCCTCCGCTTCCAGGGCATCGGAAACGACATCATCTCCCACGATCCGAACACATGTTCCAACAGGATGAGCGCCGGCATACGAAGCCTCGCCATCTACGGAAAGGAATGAAATGCACACCGTCAGAATCGCCACCAACCCACGCAAATGGCGCAGACCTGCGCCCTGCCCGGCATGCCGCAAGTCCCGGCCGCTCATCCTGACCCTCGGCGCCATCTACAAACTCCGCACACGCAAACCGGTCAACACTATCTACGGCTGCATCTGCCCCAACTGTCGGCACAAATGCATCCTCCACGTCGACGGCAGAAGCCTCAACAAAGCCATCCGCCTCTGGAACCACATGCTCCAAAAGGTCCAGCGACGACATCAAGGAATGCATCGTCACACTGTCCGACACGAGGCAAGTGGTCTGCGTCGTCTACTCGGGCTACCAGAGGGGCGGCCTGTCATGCGACTGGAGCCATGTGAGCGGCGCGGACAAGGAGCCGGCAAGATGAGCTACAACGTCGTCACCCAGGAAGGCGTCAGAACGTTCGAGAACATCGACGATGCCGGCGACTACGCGCAGGCCATGTCCTTGAGGACTGGCGAGCCGGCCAAGGTGTTCCATGCCAAGACCGGACTCGTCGCATTCACCGTCCGCCCAACCACGAAGGATACGAAATGAGAATCAATTTCAACAGCAAGGATGGCGTTTTCGCCATCAAAGCCGAAAACGAAGAGGAAAAAACCCAGCTCAAAACGTCGGCGGTCGCCATCTGCAATCTCATCATCGATTTTTTCGACGGTGAAGTCCAAGAAATGAAGGCGGCGAAGGAATGAAACGCATCACACTCAAGGACACAAAATGAGCAATCGAAGTTATTTGGTGCCAAGGCCGCCAGCGTTCGACCATGAGCATCCCAGACCGAAGGAGGAAGGCGAGGTGCTGTACTGCGGAAATTGCCAAAAATGGTACGTATCATGGTTTCCCCTCACCGAAGTCAAAACCATATGGGGCCGCCGCCCCGAATGGTGGATACGCATCTTCCACCGCAAACCATACGAGACGATCATCCAGCAAATACGAAGGGAAACGAAATGAAAGTGAAGAAAACCCTCATGGACATGATCATCAAATGGCATCAGGCCGGATACAGCCTCGATGAGATCGCGCCACTGATGCCACAAGTCCCCAAAGAGGAAATCAAAGCGATCATCCAACACACCCGCGAATAACAAGAAACCCGACCTTCCGGCCGGGCTCCTGGCATCACCACAAACCAGACTACACCCGCCGGAGGGAATCGAACAAATGAACGAACCAACCAACGAATCCCAACCAACACCAAACCAGACACAACCAGCACAAACCAACCAACACAAGCCAGCGCTCGCCGGCATGTGCCAAGTGTGCGGCGGGGAGTGCAATCTGCGCAATACGCTGTGTGACAAGTGCGATGCCGTAATGAGGGGATGGCTCCGCGACTATCCGTCATGGATCCAGGTCCTGCGCGAGTTTCTGGACAGCACCGCACATTACGGTGGCCATCAGCCCGGCCGTACCAATTTGGCTTCGGCTCCGACGCCGGTCAGGTTGTCTGTGATTGACCATCTGCAGGAGATCGATGATCTGGCTGTCGCTCTTTGGCGGCGGTTGTATGCTCCGCCGGCCATGCCATGGGCCGATAGCAGGATTCATCCGTCCGTGTTGAAATGCCTGAGTATCTGCGCGGATTGCAATCGTCTTTCACGATTGCCGGACATTGGTCTGATTTGGCATGACTGGGAGCGGTTGGCGCGCAAGACGCTGGGCATCATCGACGTGCCGCCATCCAAGCATGGTATCGGCAGGTGCCTGAATCCTCTGTGCGGCGTGGAGCTGAGTGCGGAGGTCGGCGCGGTAAATGTTGACTGTCCGGTGTGCGGCAACACTCATCGCGTGGTCGACGTGCGATTGGGGTTCCTGAAGGAGTGCATCGAATCCGGCAGGGCGTTCACGGCGGGGGAGTGCGCGGAGCTGCTGCGCGAATGCGGGTTCCAGTGCAGCGTGAACACGATCTACTCGTGGCGCAAGCGCGGCAGGATCCAACCGGCCGGCAGAAACGAGAAGGGACAGCCGCTGTACCGCCTGTCCGACGTACACGCGCGCCTCGCCCGGCATGACGTGATTTGACATTTTTCAAAGTGCAAGGCAGAATTGTCAGTGGATTAAAGGGTTCAAACCGGAAAACGGTTTGAACCCTTTTCATATCCACCGATGGATTCTCCTAACTCCTTGGGTTATATCCCGTCCTGTCCGAACGGCATATCGGACACGCTCCGCCCACTCCCGTCAGAGTGGGCATACCTCAATGTGGCAGGCAAGCCAATCCCGTGCTTCCGTGATGCGGTGATGCTCAAATCCGCCTGCCGGTATGCCTTCGTAGGAATCAGTGGTAGATCGTACCGGCCGCGAGTCTTTATTGGATTCTCTTCCTTGTGGCCGCGTGTGGACGCGGGTTCGAATCCCGCCGAAGGCACCCATGAAACAAATCCGGGGTAGGGGTATTGACAATCCGGGAGGGGTATTCGCAGATGATGGGGAGCCCCTACAAGACACGGGAGTGTCCATATACGGGAGCCCCTATACCGGCATTCCAGCAAGCCAACGGCGAAGATAGTCGTCGGCAAATCCACGGCACCCCGGGGCTCATACATGCGGGGAGGCCACATGAGCAAGCGGCGCAACGAGCGTGTCAGCAACGGCTGGCGGCGCAGACAGCTCAGGGCAAGAGTCCTGGCCGCATACGACGTGTGCGCCATCTGCGCCCAGCCGGTCGACAAGACATTGAAGACACCACATCCGATGAGCGCCGAAGTCGACGAGCTCATACCAGTCTCACGCGGCGGTGATCCATACAGCTTCGCGAACTGCAGGCTCACGCACCGCAGATGCAACAGGATGAAGAGCGACAAGACAGACGAACACGCACGAGCGCTGCTGGCTGGCAGACAGGAAGTGAAATCAAGCTCGATGCCGTTCAAAACGTTCGGCATCTGACCCGATACCAGGGCAGGGTACCCGGCCATACCCCCTTGGGGTAGCCTCGGGTGCAGTGCCGATATCCCTCCCGGAATACAAACGTCGGAAACAGGGGAAACAACGAAAGGTCGGAAAGCGAGGGAAGCGCCGATGAAGTGCGAACTCTGCGGCAAGGAATTCCAGCCATCCGGCCATGGGCGGCCGCAGAAGTACTGTTCCAAGTCCTGCCGCCAGAAAGCCGATTATCGTCGGAAAAAGAACAGGCCCGCACGGGACCGGAACGGTAAGCCGCCCGTCAAAGCCGTGGAAACGAAACAGAAGCCGGAGCAGGATCTCGACCAGCGGAGCTTCGAACGGATGATGGACGGCAGCATGCTGGACATACTGCGAGACAACCGTGACCTGCTGCTCAAGGCCATGGCCGATCCCACGACGCCGGCGAACGCGCTGCCCGCGATCAGCCGCCAGCTCATCGACGTATGCGAACGCATCGAAGCGCTCCAAGGCGGCGGTCTGACCGACCTGCTGGACGATGAGGAAGACGAGGTGACGGACGATGTCGGAGCGTCGATTGTCTGAAATCGCCAAGGTCCTCCGCCAGCCGGAAGGCATCGTCGGCAGCGAGTTCACTCGAATCAACAAAGCCGCGCGTAAGGCCGGCATCCGTTTCGACTTGTGGCAGCAGGGCTTCTTGTGGCTTCTGTTCGCCAAGAACGCGGAAGGCAAGTATGCGTGTGGCGCGGACGGCGCCGTGCTGTCCAGCTGCAGGCAGATCGGCAAGACCTTCACCGTCGGCACCGCGTTGTTCCTCAAGGCGATACTCACACCGAACCTGAAAGCCATCTGGACCGCCCACCATACGCGCACCAGCGACGAGACATTCACGGACATGTGCGAGATGGAGCACAATCCAGTGCTCGGCCGGTACGTGGAACGCATCCGCAGAGCAAACGGCCAACAGGAGATCACGTTCACGTCCGGCAGCCGCATCATGTTCGGCGCCCGCGAGAACGGTTTCGGCCGAGGATTGCACAGCGTGGACGTGGCCGTGTTCGACGAAGCGCAGATCCTCACAGTGCGCGCGATGGACAACATGATTCCGGTTTTGAACACGAGTCCTAACCCCCTGGTCGTGTATATGGGCAATCCACCCAAGCCGGGAGACCAGTGCGATGCGTTCACGGAGAAACGCATGCACGCGCTGAACCATGACGGAAACCTCCTCTACGTGGAGCTCGCCGCCGACAAGGACGCGGATCCGGACGACCGCGAACAGTGGGCTAAAGCGAATCCCAGCTATCCGAAACGTACAAGCGAACAGGCAATCATGCGCATGCGCAACAACCTGTCGGACGATTCATTCCGTCGTGAGGCGCTTGGCATATGGGACGAGACCGCCACCGCATACGCCATCAGTCCCGACCTGTGGCAGGCCGCGGCCGTCGACGACGTGCCCGAGGGCGGCACGGTGAGCTTCGGCATCGACATGCCTCCGGACAGGAGCGTGCTGACCATCGGAGCGGCGCTACGATACGCGGACGGTTCGGCCATCGTCCAGATGGCGAACATCAAGGACGCGCGGCAGGCGGGAACCATGTGGGCCGTGGACTGGCTCGCCGAACATTGGCCGAAGACCGCCAGCGTGGTCATCGACGCGCAGTCGCCCGCCATGAGCCTGCTGCCGGAACTGAAGAAAGCACATGTGAAGGTCACGGTCACGAACATGCAGGAGATGGGCCGAGCATGCGGCCGGTTCCTCGACATGCTCAAAGCCGGAACGCTCAAGCACCCGCGGGACGAATACCAGCCGCAGCTGGCCGCGGCCGTCAAGGGTGCGACCACGCGTCCATTGGGACAGTCCGGCGCGATCGCATGGAACAAGCTCGGCAGTGACATCGACATAACCCCGCTCGTATCCACCACACTCGCCCTGTACGGGGCGTTCACGACGCTCCGACATCCCGGAAGACGACAGATCATCGGAGGAATCTAAATGAGCGACATCCAGACAACGGCAGCGCCGGACGGGTGGAAACCTACGGGAGGAGCCGGAACGGTGCCGAAACTCGTCGTGCCGACGCACATCGACGGACTCTCCGGTGAGGAGAACGCGCTGCTGCGCGAACTCGCCGAGGTATGGACGCGCCACGCGAGCCGCAACCGAACACTCACCGCCTACTACGAAGCCAAGGAGCCACTGGTTGATTTTGGACTGACTGTGCCGAAGTCCATCAAGGATCATTACACGCCGCTTGGGTGGGCACGCAAGGCTGTGGATATGCTCGCTGAGCTTTGCGTGTTCGAGGGATTCGTCTCGCCGGGCGTGGACGACCCGTTCGAACTGCAGGACTTCATGAGCCGCATCGGATTCACTAGCGTTCTGCAGCAGGCCATCCAGACTGCGCTCATTCACGGCTGTTCGTTCCTCAGCGTCGTCCGGGACTTCGAAGGAAGACCGCTCATCCGCACGCATACCGCGGAAAGCTCGGCCGCCGTCTGGGATTACCCTAACCGGCGGGTCAGGGCGTGCATGGCCATCACCGACGTTGACGACAACAACGAGGCCACCGGACTCGTGCTCTACATGCCCGACCGCAACATCAGCGTGCAGCGCCGTCTCGGCTACTGGTGGCGCGTGGACGATGAGCAACCCACCATCGACAACGAGTGCAGCGTGTTCCGCCTCGCCTACAAGGCTACCGAGGTCAAACCGTTCGGACGCTCCCGCATCAGCCGGGACGCTATGGCCATCATCGACGGCGCGAACCGCACCATCGTGCGCGCCGAAGCGAATGCCGAATTCTACGCGTTCCCAAAAATCCTGCTGACAGGCACTTCCGAAGAACTCGCCTCGTTGGGCACGGACGACGCGTTAAAGCTTTATATGGGTCGCTACAACATGATCAGCAAGGACATCGACGGGCAGTCCCCGACCGTGACACAACTGGCCGCGTCCAGCATGGACCCGCACTTGACGATGCTGAAAAGCTGGGCCGCCATGTTCGCCAGCGCGATGAACATTCCCGCCAGCTCGCTCGGCATCGTGTCCGACGCGAACCCGACGTCCGCCGACGCGACCGAGGCGCAGCGCGAGGACCTGATTATCGAGGCGCGCCATTGCGACCGGGATTTCGGTGAATCGATCCTGCAGGCAGCCCGTCTTGTGGCACGGATGCAGGATCCATCCGTGCCCGACGAGGAGCTGATGAAACTGCAGGTCGACTGGAAGAACCCGAACACGCCGTCGAGCTCCATGAGCGCCGACGCATTCAGCAAGCTCGCTGGAAGCATCGACTCGTTCGCCAACAGCGAGGTCGGCATGACACGCGCCGGATTGAGCCGAAGCGAGATCGTCCGGCTGAAGGCCGACCAGCGCAAGGCCCAGGCCGGTCAGGTACTCGATCAGATTCGCGGCATGCGCCAACAGACGGAGCAGACGCAGGACGACGTGGAACGCCAGACCGACGCTTCCACGCAATCAACTGTTGCGGGGGGGGGCTGAAGGACAGCTTCGACGCACTGGGAGTAGCGATCAGAGCCGGGGTGACACCGGAATCCGCGGCATCGATGCTTGGACTGAAAGGCATTGAATTCACCGGCATGACGCCGGTCAGCCTCAAACTACCGGAAGGCGGCGGAAATGAGCCTGAACAGTCTGAACCTGCCTCCGGAACAACACAGAAGGCTTGAACTCGACCTCAACGACCTGTACGAGGATTACACGGACACCATGAGCCGCTTGCAGAAGGAGGCAGGCAACAGCGTTTCAGGACTTGTCTGGGACGGTGAAAGCCAGGAACTCATCAAAGCGGAGATCAACCGGTACGCCGACGCGGCCAACAAACTCGCATCCGACTACTACAGCCATGTGCGCGACCTATGGGCGCAATACGGCGGAATCGACATGCCGGAATACGAGCCGCCTTCCATCACCGCCGACCGCGCGGTCTGGCAGATGGAAGGCGGTTTCAACAACACCGACTTCATGGGATTGCACTACAAGGACGTCATTCCAGATGAAAACGGAGCCGTTCACAACAACGCCGGAAGAACCATCGACGACCTGTGGCCCACGTTCGCCGACGAGGAGCAGGCGCTGGAATACGTGCAGAATCTGGTTCAGACGGTCGGCCGGATGACCATGCAGAGGGCCGTGGCCAACGATCCCACCAAGCCTCGCTGGGCGCGCGTCCCACGAGGGGCTAAGACATGCGCGTTCTGCCTTATGCTCGCCTCGCGTGGCTTCGCCTACCTGAGCGAGGACACCGCCGGACGGCAGATGCAATACCATACGGACTGCGACTGCGACATCGTGCCAAGCTGGGGCAGCAGCAAACTCAAAGGATACGATCCGGACAAGTATCGTGAAATGTACCAGGCAGCCAAGGCCGCGGCCGGCGATGACGGCGACTGGCGTGACACGCTAGCCCAATTGAGACGCATCTATCACGATGAGGTCAATGATGGCGTGACTGCCCAACCGACGATTCGATGGAGCGGCAAATCGATTCCAATCAATGCTTCCGAACTATCGAGATTGTCGGATTACAGCGTCAGGATGCCTGGAGATAGATTCTCCAACGACGAGAAAATCGCGGCTTTGATGGATTGGACCGGAGACAGCTACAAAAGTATCAACGGCTACCTGTTCGGCGGACGAAACCCGTCGAAAGACGTCATCCATCAGGTCGAATGCATCGACGAAGCGATATCCGACCATATCACCCGAGAACGTTTCACAGTCGACAGGCAGATGCGGTTGTCGACGTTCCACGTCAACGACATGGAGTCGCTTTTCGATTTGAATACCGGTCGCACCTTCGAACACATCGGCTACATGGCCACCAGCATCAAGGAGGGAGGCATTGACGTTGATGGGGAAGACCGCATCGCCACAAGAATCCTGGTACCGCCGGGAAGCGCCGGCGTGTATGTGGAGCCGATCACTCAGCATCCGGGAGAATACGAAATTCTCCTGCCGAGAGGAAGGACTCTTCGTTTCGAAGGGCTTGGAGCATCCGACGGCAGACCGATCGTTTATCTGAGACTGCTATGATTGAGCCTATGGATCGTTCCGACCGCTTCACGTTTATGCCCGGTGATTTGAAGGAAGTCACCGATGAGCGCCATCTTGCGGAAATCAAACGCAAGTATGGCGACATCTCCATGCCACAGGACGAATATGAATGGGTCAGGAACGAAGGAAAGAAGCGCTGGTCCGTCGGCGACTATGTGTCGACCGACGAGCTGCGGTCCGAATACGCGCGAAGAAAAGCGCTGGGAAATCTCTGAATCCCAGAAAGCCATCACGTCGAAACGTGATGGCTTTTCTTTTACCTTTCACACCCCAGCGATGGGGCGGGGCGCAGCCATGCGCGAAACCAACAAGAATGGCCGCCCACTCGCCGGCGTCAGGCGTGGAAAACCAAACAAAAGGAGCTACCAATCATGGCAGAAGACAATCAGACCGACGCTGACGGCCAGCAGGAGCCGGGACAGCACGCTCCGACCACGAAGGACGTGAACGACGCGAAGCCGAAGACCTTCACGCAGGAGGAAGTCGACCGCATCATCAGCGAACGCCTCGGCAGGGAACGCGGCAGGAAAAGCGACTATGAGGAACTCAAGGAGAAGGCCGGCCACACCGCCGACCTCGAATCGAAGCTCTCCAAAGCGCTCGAAGAGAACGAGAAGCTTAAAAACGAAGCCAAACAGGCCGAACATGAGAAGGAGCTCTCCACGATACGCGCCAACGTCGCGGCCAAACACGGCATCACCGACCCGAGCGTCCTCGCGGGCGACGACGAGAAGCAGATTGGCGAATACGCCGAGAAACTCATGAAGGTGTTCGCCGACATGCGTTCCCGCGGCACGGTTGCGGACCAGAGCGCCCGCACCGGACAGGCCAAGGCTAAACATTCCAGCCGCGAGGACTTCGTCAACGCCATGAGCAACACGCTCCTGTGAGCCAACCAGCAAACAACATTCATTTGAAAGGACAAACCATGACAGATCCGTCCATGACCCGAAAAAGCAACGGTCTAGACCTCACCCCTGAAACCCAGGCGGAGATCTTGCAGACCGCAAAATACAAGAGCGCGTTCATGCAGCTCGTGCCGGAGATGAAACTGCCCGGCAACGGTGCTCGCGTGCCGATCATCATCGGCGACCCGGAGGCCGCATGGGTCAATGAGGGTGCGGAGAAGCCGAAGAGCGGCGTCACCTTCGGCAAGAAGGACATGCTGCCGTACACCATCGCGGTCATCATGCCGTTCTCCAACCAGTTCCGCCGAGACTTCGGCGCTCTCTACGACCAAGTGGTCGCGAAGGGTCCGGGAGCCATCGCCCGCACGTTTGACAAGACCATCATGGGTCTCGTCGACGCTCCGGGAGCGGACTTCGACACCCTGAAGAGCGCGCAGACCGTCAGCATCGGCAAGGACGTGTGGAAGAACCTGAACAAAGCCGACGACCTCGTGTCCGAAGCGGATGGAACCGTGGACGGTTGGGCGTTGAGCACCCAGGGTCGCAGTGTGCTCCGGCAGGCGACCGACAACAACGGACGCCCCCTGTTCCTCAACGGCACCGCCGCCTCCGACGTGAGCACCGTGCTCGGCAACCGCACCTACATCAGCAAGGGCGTTCACGTGCCCGCCGTATCCGAGACACCGGGACCGGCCAAGGCAGAGATCCTCGGCGTGTGCGGCGAATTCTCCTCCGCCGCATGGGGCTCCGTCGAAGGAATGCAGACCAGCATCTCCGACCAGGCGTCCATCACCATCGACGGCAAGCAGGTCAACCTGTGGGAGCACAACATGTTCGCCGTCCGAATCGAAATCGAGGTCGGCTTCCGTATCCGCGACATCAACCGCTTCGTCCTGCTCACCGCCTGACGGAGTCCGACATGACTGTCGAACCAGACGTGTTCGCCACCTCCGACGACCTCGAACAGAGGTGGCACAAACTCACCGACGAGGAACGTGAGAAGGCCGACACGCATCTCGCGGACGTGACCGACTACATCAAGGAACGCTCCCTGAACTGGCAACGTCTCCAAAAAGAACGGCCACGCCTGCTGACGAAGATCACCTGCGACATCGTCCGCAGAATCATGCAGGCCGACCCGTACGACATTCCCGGCGGCATCACGCAGATGAACCAGACCACCGGCAGCTTCAGCGAACAATACAGTTTCGGAGCGCCCACCGGCGATCTCTGGCTGCGCGACGACGAGAAACGCATCCTTGGCATCAACGCTCAGCGCGCGTTCAGCGTCGACATGGCAACGGGGGAGACGTCCTAGTGGAAACCATCGAAGTGTGGCGCGGCCAGTCCACCACCGACACGGACGGCAACCCCATCCAGGGCAAACCCGTCCGCGTCGGCACGTTCCAGGCGATGGTCGCGCCAACCTCCACCACCGACCAGACCGAGGAGAACGCCAGCCCGCAGACCATCGAATACACGATCCACATCCGCGGTAGCCAACCGACCGGCATCCAGGCCACCGACCTGATCAAAGTCAGAGGCATCCTCCTGCCCGTCAAAGGAAAGCCGCAAGTGTGGAACAACCTCCACGGACGCCACATCGGCGACGTCATCACCGTGGGCGAACGGGAAGGATAAGCATGGCCAAACGATGCAGATTCGTATTCAACCGCAAGGCGTTCAGCCAACAGGTCCTCAAAAACGAGACATTGCGCTCGCGCATGAGGGACGCGGCCGAAGCCGCCGTAGAGGATGACCGTTGCATGGTCCGCGACCATGACGGCAAGAACCGCAGCGGCGTGGCGATCATCTGCCCGGCACCGGTGGAGAAGGCGCACGGCACGCTAGAGGACACGCTCGGAAGGATGCGCGTATGAGCATCCCGGTCACTCCCCGGCGCACGGAACCCCTGCTCCTGCCCAAACTGAGGACACTGTTCCCGGACGTGACGTTCGACACCATCGAACGAAGCGACCTCGAACCTCCCTTCACCGAAGCCACGCTGGCCGACTCCATGCAAGGCATGAGCACCCCAATCTCGCAGTACGTGCGGCTGCGGCTGAGCGTGCGATGCATGAGAGAGGACCATACGGGCGACTGGGACAAGGCCGCACGCCTGTGGGCCGACATCGCGAGGGAGATCATCGGGCTCGGAAACGTCGCGCCGCTCATCGACGCGTCACTCGAATCCGGGCCGGTACGCATGACGGACGAGGACAAGAGGCTGGTGTGCGCGTACGGCGTGCTCCTGCTCGAGGTCACCGTCAACTGAAACACAACCAAAGACAACGTGCCGCCACACGCGAAGAACGGAAAGGTGCAGACGAATGTCTGACAACAACGAAAAAACCACCGTCGCCGCGCAGGGCGCGACCGACTACGGGTACGTGTCCAGCGGCAACACCGCAGGCAACGTGCGCCTGATCAAGAACTACGCGCTGTTCCTGTTCCCCAAGGGCGACAGCACGTTCGTGGCTCCGACCGGAGTGGCCTGGACCCCGCCGGCAAGCAAGAAGCCGATCGGCTACTCCACGGAGGATGGCGCCGTACTGCATCCGGAACCGGGCGACAGCACCGACTACAAGGCCCACAACGGCGACATCGTCCTGTCCGACACGGATCCGGGCTACTGGACGCTCCAGCTCGCCGCGATGGAGGGCCGCAATGATGTGGTGTCGGCCTACTTCGACGTGGACGTGGAATCCGACGGCGGCATCAGCATCAAGGGCGCCGGATTGAAGAAGGAGTGGATCCTCGTGCTGGTCGCGCTCGACCAGCAGGACCGCCCCTTCCTCCTGTACGGCACCAACGCGAAGGTGAGCGACCGCGACGACGTGAGCCTGAAATCCAGCGAGATCATGAACTTCAGCATGACGTTCAAGATGCTCAAGGGCACCAACGGCGAACAGTTCCACGCATGGGGCCTCGTCACTGAAGACGCCAAGTAGCCCATTGATTCTTCCCGTGCGGCCGATGGCGGTCGGCCGCACGGGACACCCATTCAACCGCCAACCATTAGAACGGAGCCAACATGAGCGACAAAGAATACCATGTCGTGGACGTAGACCTGACCGAAGCGGAAGAGCTCAAACCCGACGTGCACCTCGAGGTCGCCGGAGCGAAACTCGACCTGCCGAACCTCAACAACGCGGAACTGCCCATCGAACTCGTCCAGGCCATCCTCCTGATCAAAAGCAAGCCCGCATTGTCCGACGAGGAAACCACGG